CTACCGAGCTCCACTATGGCTAGCGCCGCCCACACGTCCCTCTGTCTCTTTGCGATCACCTGCTTGCGCTCGAGCCTTTTGATTTTTGCTGTCAATGTCTCCAAGTGTTCGTTCAAGTTCGAGAGCGAAGTCTTGGCAGCGCTCATTGCGATCTCGGATTTCTCCAAGGAGCTCTCGGTCTGCTGCAGTCTGTTCCTGCAGTCGGTAAGCTCGCTCTGAAGCGCGATCAATTCCTTCGTTGATCCGTCCGAGCTCTTCTCTAGCATTTTGATTTTCTCTTCTTGCAGTGTCAACTCCGCTCTGAGCTTCGCTGACGTCTCTTTCAATGTCCTGAATTGATCCGCCGACATCACTACTTCCGGCTCCGTAGTCTCCTCGCCATAAGAAATAGCCGGCAACCATGAGGAGCACAGCAGCAATGCAGCAACTAGCGAGACGCATTTTGTCTTCTTCCACATTTCACACCTTCAATTATATTACAAATCGCTAAGGATTGCGAATTTTTACCCTAGCAGGCGTTCGAGGTTCCCTTTTGATAAATCACTCAAGGAATGGTCCGCCAACTCATGTCAGGGCCATTTAGCCGCATCGAATATTTTCGATATAACTTTTTTTTACACATCAAGCTCTTTACAGTAGTCGTAAGTGGCATTGGCACGATTCGAATAGCCTTCCGCATACTCATCACAGCCCGCCGCATGCGCATACTGGTATTTAAATAGCGCGCACAGGACGTCCAGATCGCGAAGGTCATAGTTCCACTGCCGGTTTGCAAGGAAACGGCACACTACGGACGTAGAAGTCGGGCACCACATGCCTGCGTAGATCGTGCAGCGGGTGTCATCCAGATTCGGAATCTCCCATAATTCGTCTACGTAGTCCAAGCAGTCCTCCGCCAGCTTCTCTCGCTGAGCGGACTGGCCGTCAGGAGAATTAAGCAGCTCCTGCAGCCCATCGAGGTCTCCGCTGTAGTAGATATCGGAGTAGGCACGCCCGGAGTAGTAATCACCTCCGGGGATACGGCTGAGCAAGTCCTCCGCTCTGTCCCCCTCCCACTGCGATACTCCGATCGACGGATAGTCTCCGGCGGTCGAACAGGAAACTGAATCGAAGTCTCCCTCTATACCTACTGCAATAATTCCGTCAGCAATGGCCTTAGCCAATTCTTCTCTAGTCATGGGAAGCCTCCTTCTTCGGTACGAACGGGAATTGAACCTTGGGCGGATCCTTGGGTTTCTTGGCCTGAAGCTCCGCGGCATCCGGTCGCCCGTCATTATTTTTATCGACATTAAATACGGAAAGAAAGGTCACGGCAGCCACGACCGAGGCTGCCGTGTATTCTTTGAAATATGACACCAGGAGAGGAAGGTCGGGTTCCCCTGTCAGCATCCACTGATATAACCAGCCGACCACGAGGAGCGCGCTGATCAGTGCAAGACCGATTCCGTAAAACCACACAATGCGCATGGACGACTTCGCCTCGCGAGTACGCTTCCGCTCACGATTGATCCGTTCGATCAGCCATTTAAACTTTTCGTTCATACTCCATCATCCTCATCTTTCGAATGTCGGTCATCATATGCGTGCCGGAACCATTACCGCCAAGCACATGATAAGCCGCATAAATCTCCTCGGCGATCGATGCATCATCGTATGTGATGAACCCATTACTTGTCGACTCCCGATGAATCCGACAAAGCTCCATCTTGAGAAGTGCGCGCGTCCCATTTTCCATTCCCTTCTGCCGAGCGGAAAGTCCGCGCTGCTTATTCCATGCATAACCGAAGATGAAAGCACCCACAGCGTAAGCAATCTGCAGGTAAAAAGAAACCAATGCTGAATCCATAGTCCCTCCAATAAAAAAGACCTCCATCGGAGGTCTTTGAAATCAGGAAATCAAGGGGTTACCGTTCCGGTTCCGGTGCCAGTGCCCGTACTGCAGCGGCAGAGGCCGTAGCCGGCGAGTGCCTGGTATGGGCTCGCGGTGATATACGCGGGCTGTGGGAATGGGCGAAGCTGCCCGACAATCGCAGATGTCTGCAGCACCTGAGACAGGTTGAAGTTTGCAGACTGGAGATCGCGATCGCGATCCGCCAGCCTGTCTCTGAGATCCTGAATCTGGCTCGCCATCATCATGCCGCGGGTCTTCTCGGCCTCCTCATGGATCGCTGTCTTCAGCTCGCAGGTGTTCCTGTATCCTTCCGCTCTTACTGCATCAATGTTGCGGTTTGTTTCGCAGCAACAGTTCTGCTGCGCGAAGCGGTTCTCAGCAAGCTGACTACCGAGGGCATAGTTGCCCTGCATGACCGTTTTTTCGAGTCCTGCCTGCCCCTGGAGCATGGTGGTATTGAGAGAAAAGGTTGAATCCGCAAGTCCATAGGAAACGCCGCGGAGCTGGCCCATCTCATCCTGATGATTAAAGCCCTGCTGCATTTCAGCCTGCGTCAGCCCGGAGCGGTTGCCGAAGCCACCCCAGCCTCCTCCCATCATAGCGAAGATGACGATCACCCACATCAGCCAGGCACCACATCCGCCGCCCCAGCCATCGCCATTGGTGGCAGCCGGAGTCCCGACATTCATTACTGGTGTAATTCCTTCCATTTTTTCTGTTCCTCCTTTACATGGAATATATGAAATCTGAGTGCGCACATCAGAGTTTCAATCCGAATGGAGAAAGAAACTGACCGAGCTGTTCGTCACTCCACCCCTTCTGGCGGGCCAGGTTACGAACGATAGCTTTCATTTCATCAGGGCTCTTCCCCTGGCCCATCTGCATAGCACGGCCCATCAAAGGATCAGTTCCCGCCATCTGCTGGATCATTCCTACGGGATTTTGCGCCTGCTGCAGCATGCCGATTAACTGGAACGGATTCATGGTCTTTCTCCTCCTTCATCGAATTCAGCGTCTTTTCCATCTCCTCCACCTTCGCCTGCAGCGCCGCCAGCGCTCCGGCTGGTGCTGCTTCCTGCTTAGGTGGTTCCTTGGATACGACGTAGATTTTGAATACCGGCATCCCGTTAAGATCTATCGACTTCTCATAGATCTTCCCTTCTGCCGGGGAGGGGAAATAGGACGGTGTCCCATCCAGCATGACCTGTGCCGCGCGTGCTTCCTCTATGCCTGTTACCAAGTGCCCACGAACTGTCATGGGCTGAGGCGGACGCTGCATCTGCCGCTGCTGTTCGAGCATGGCCAGCCGATCCTGCATTTGAGGCGTTGCTCCGTAATAACCCGTTGGATAGAATTCTCCGTACATGATATCCCCTCCTTACGATTTCATTGTAGTTGAAATGAGAAAGGGAATGGTGTCACAAAAGCCCTAAAAATACCCCAGTTTTCTGCCTGATTTGTACATCTTTTTAGAGATACGCCGTGCAATCCTCGCCACACTCTTTCGCGTAAGCGACTGGTCAATAGCAATCTCCTTGAATGTCATCCCTTCGATAAGTCTCATGTGAATGTATTTTTGCTCGTCGGGTGTAAATATGGCGGCTTGAAGCATCGCATCAAGCTCTTCACGGTCAACCGCTTTTAGCCATTCTTTAACCACCCTTCGCTCAGGTCCCATGATAATCACCTTTCCTTTCGTTGCTCATGATGTTTGTATCAAAATTCTTATGATATAAGAATTAGATGGTGGCTACATACTGCTTGAACAGTTTACCCTCCGGCATATCGGGGTCGTCCCAATAGAGAGCTTTAGCCACCACGATATACTTTTCGGGGTCTTTACCTAGAACGTTAGAGAGGTCGCTATACAACATGTTAATCGCGTAATACAAATCTGCAGGATGGTCGATGTTACGTTTCTTTGCTTCCTCCTCTACTTCTGCAAACGTCCAGTGCGGGCCAGTAGTACCATCAACGTTCTCCATATGAGCTACCGCTTTGATAGCAATGTCGTTATCGAAATACGGGCCACAGTCCAGCTCGTGTAGTTTAAGCAGTAGATGTTTTGCCTTCGGGTCTGCGGTATCTAAAGTGAGACTATCTAAGTATTCGGATATAACATTATGCAATTCACAGCTCTTAGTGTCGTCCGAGGATCTTTCAAGATAGTCCTTAACAGTAAACATATTAACCCCCTATGTTGGAATAAAAATATTGTCACTAATAATCGGTCACATATGGCGTATGTGTATTGATTTCAGTAGACCAGCTAATAACAAACCCGAAGCTTGCTTGATCTGGGAAATCGTCAGGGGGGTAGCCCCACCAGTAGACGCCACTACCACTTTGCAAAAATGCCTCACCAGTGTCACCTGTATGATGCGACCATGGCTCCCACCCACCAAGGCTGTAAGTTTTATTAGGAGTTACTCCAACGTATATACCATCTCCACCGTAGGCATCTACCAAAACCACTTTAACGCCATTAGGGACAGTGAACGAGGCTGAGTTGTAACCACTGACGGTGACGGTAGTGTTTCCAGATGGTATATTTACAGTTGCATTAGTTGCTGTAAACTGTGTGTCGCTTGTAAATGTTCCGGATTTCATAATTCTCCTTTACAATTATAATAATGTGTATGTAACTTTTATCTGTTCCTTGTCTTTAATGCCAATGTTGTCAGAATTGTATGCATATTCTGTCGTAGAGCTTGTACCTCTGTTTTCATGGTATTCTGCCGTTACGATAAAGGCTTCTCCGACGGCAGCACTCGCACTAAATGTCATATCGCCGTTAATTACCCCCCCGTGCTGACATTTAATGTCCCTGCGGTATAGCCATCAGCAGGGATAACTTCTGCTTCATAGGATGTACCCTTTGGGATAGTAAAGGACGATGTGTGATCCGTACCCCCGCTCTTTTGCGGCGTGTATACGTGGATCGTCTGATTGGCACTTTGTGTAATTGTTACATTGACATAAGTGACGGCTTCTTTCCATGCAGCATAGATCACTCCGTCTTTTTCTACTCTTAAATGGGTCGCATTGGCATCTGTGGTACTTCCTAGCTTTACATACCCTTTTGCTCCATCAACTTCAAGGGCAAGGTAAGGACTACCGCCTACTTCTTCTGGTGTCGTATAAATATTACAGGTTTCTTCTGTTCCGCCCGACTTTAAGATATGCAGTTTTTTAGTAAGTGTACCCATCAAGTCCTCCTATTCCACCCATATTTGTTTACCATCAATATCCAACACGGTATCACGATTAACGGCTTTCAGCTTGTCTAATTCTGCATTTACCTCTGCTAGCTCCTGCTCGTTCGCCTTCAGATCTGCATACAGACGGTCGCGCTGAAGTTCGACGGTGTGCTTTTCTTCAGCAGTACATCCGCCTAACCAATGTATGATGGCGTTTTTTATTCTATCCATAACTCACTTCCGTTAATAACAAGGTGTCCGTTGCTGATTACTGCAAAGCCACTATCATTTGTCAGCTGAGAGGTCTTTTTAGGAATATCAGTTTTAAGAGCATAGTCGTTTAGCTTTACATATATATTTGTTGTGATTATGGTAGCTAGGGCACCAAGCCTATATCTTGCTTGGTCCCCATTTTCATCATATATGATAGATGTTGCCTGCATTATTGAGTTAGATGATATGATATCCCAATTTAGTGGCTGCTTCCAGACAGCATCTATTTTGTTATCTACTTCTGACTTTAAGTAGTAGCTAGAAGGGTCAAACTTAGCAGCATCAATAGCACTCTTCGCTGCTGCACTTGCACTCTGTGCTGCCGCACTCGCGCTCGCGGACGCATTCGTCTCACTGCCCTTGGCGTTGCCTGCACTGGTATTCGCTGCACTTGCACTCTTAAGCGCATTGCTTTCGCTGGTTGCGGCGGCACTGGCTGAGGCGGCGGCATTCTTCTCACTGGCGGCCGCTGCGCTGGAGCTATTGGCGGACGCTGTGGCCTTAGCACTGGCGGTGCTGGCACTGTTCGCTGCAGCGGTCTTGGAGGCAGCAGCATTTGTCTCGCTCGTCTTTGCGTTCGCGGCACTCGTCGCGGCTGCGCTCTTAGATGCGGACGCTGCTGTCTCACTCGTCTTTGCTGCACTCGCGCTCGCCACCGCTGCATTCTTGGATGCGAGTGCCTGCGCAGCCGCCTCCTGTGTGCTTGTCATTTTTGTTTCTGCGTCATCCTGATCCCATACGACGACGGCATTTTTATATGTGCTCCCTCCGGGGGCGCCGACCTTCAGAATATATTTGCCGCTCGGTTTCTTTGCGAAGACGGGCTCGCCCTGATGGAGCTTGGGGTTTACTTTTTCCCATTCCTCTACAGAGGCGACGGAAAATTCTATGCGCGCATTTGTTTCTACTGCCATGATTCCTCCTTATTATTCTGTTCGAATCCAAATGTATAATGCAATGTACTTCGGTCGGCTGTCCCATGCCTGTCCACTGCCTGTATCATTGATCGAAAGAGCATGCTTGTGCGCTGCCGCATACGATGTTCGGCCAGTCCAAGAACGGGAAGCCACGAAACGCATACGAGCACCAACGCCGCCGCCCGATTTTTGATCTAAATCAACGCGTCGGCCCTCGACAAAAGCGCCTGAGGTGGGTGTGCTGTCCGCATGTCGTCCAAATGCTGAGTCATCAGCGTTAAACTCCCCGGTAATCTCCATGTTTCCTCGATCATGGTCATGCCCGCCTGCTTCACCCATCGTATATCCATGGGTGTGGGACGGCATCTCGGATACAGTACTCGTGTGAGTATTGCTTCCGCCCGTTTCGCCCACTTTGGCGGTATTTCCGGCGGCCATGATGAAGGTCTTTTCTTCGATAAGTTCCCATGTCGTGCCGGTGTACTTGATGGACGGGTTCTCTGAACTCTTTGTCATAATAACGTCGCCAATCCTTGGATAGGTCATCCGGCGGATGTTCTCAAGGACGGACGTGAGGTCGATATTCCCCTGCGCATCCGGCTTGATACCATTAACCGAGCCTGTGAAGGTTTTACGGAGATTCGCGACGAGGCCGGTATAGTCGTCATCCATCGCATCGAATCCGGCTTGTACGATGACTTGCGCTATGGCCGCAGCCATGATCGTAGCCTGCTTATAAATCTTGTTGTGAAGCGAAGGAACAGCAATGCCCGGCACCACTCCGGAGACGCGTTGTGTGTCTGTCTCGTATTCATTGTCTGACTGTATATTTGCGGGGGCGACGCCTTCTGCAAATACCTTAAAATTAGATTTGGCCATTCATTACCCCTCCGTTTTCTTAACCTGCAGCCAATGTGACTTATATCCGCTGTAGTTGAGAGTATTGTAATCGTATGAAAAGATCGGCATGCCGCTTGTATCGATAAAGGAGAGCGCGTTAATCCGGACGCCTTCCGGTTTCGGGATGATATAACCATGCATGATGAGCTCGCGCATGAGACCTGTGTACTGACCCACCAGCACGATATTGTAAGACATGTCCTGCAGATCCTGGATCTGTATACCCAGATTCTCCGGAAACAGATTCGCCCACATTTCGTATAGATCGAGTACGTTCCCCTTCCACACATTCTGCACGATTCTTGCTTTGATCATAGTGCGGAATACGGAATCCGTGATCAGGGGAGCGTCTTCGATATCCGCCGGAGCCCAACCTTTAATAAAGTCTGATTCCTCCATATTCACCGGGGTAGGTGTCGGGTACACGGTATAGACCGATTCATCGCCGCTGTCCTTTTCCATTTCTTCCGGTGTCGGGCAGATGATGTCTCCTCGGCCCAGCGGCGTTGGTTCAAAGTCCAGATCGCGAGACGTACCGACGCAGTCGCCGATGATATCGAGCTGATCATCATGGGCGGTTTCCAAGTCGAACATGTCGACAACCTTCAGGATGAATGTATCCAGTTCGCAATTATAATCTACCATCTTCCGTACCATGTCATTGAAGCGCGGAGCAATGCGGTATTCTGAAGTGATGAGCTCCCTGTAGTATTCCTTCGTCGGTGTAATCATGATTCTACCTCAAGCAGGCTGTAGTCCGGGCTTGCGACTTCGTTGTAATTTATATCCACATCGCCCGCTGCCATGGATCCGGCCGAGCTGCCAATCGTGATGGAAGAGATCCCAAAGAGCGGCTTGCTTGGGATGGGATTGCATCCTACGATGACTCCGGTCAGCATAGAAATGGACACGTCCCGCCCTATCTCGAGTCCTTTGATATAATCGTAAATCGCACTTTTTACCGTCGACGCCAGACTGGAGATATAGCCGGTATACTTTTTAATCTTTACATGTACATGAATCGGGACATAGATTGGACGATAGAATCGGACGGTGTTGATGTATTCATTCTGGTCTTTGACCTTGACCACCTTCGTGCCATTCGTATAGCAGCCGATCCCTTTATGGTAAAGAATCGCCTCCGCGATTTCGTTATCATTTCCACCTTCGACTACGCAGGTGATTGAGTGCGGCGGCAGGCCAAAGGGGTTATTCTCCTCATCCACGTCCGAGATGTTGGTGTCATTCTCGTAGACCGACACGCGCGCCACATCCTTCAGCGCACGGAGTGTACCAAGCGTCCCGGACAGCATGGTCTGAGACGGGTTCGCCACAGAGATGGCCTGACGATTTCGAAGCTCTCCGTCCGTCTCGATAGCATTGCCCGGAATGGCCGACACTTTGTTTTCGACCGCCTTCCATCCCATGGTCGGGGTGTTGATCTGCGTGATGTCGCCCGGAAGTGCTGTGATGGCGCCAGCCACGCGGCATGTGGCTGTGGAAAGCACGCTGCCGTCAGATCCGATCACCACAGACGCCGGCAGATTCCACACATTCCCAGTGGCATCTTTTACGCTGCCGTTTTTGATTTCTGTGAAGGCCGTGCCCGTGATGTAGAGTTCACAGGTCGAGAAACCTGCAGGTTTTCGGTAGATGCCGTTCAGCTTTACTACGGAGTCGAGCGCCGCTCCGACGGCAGTCGTCGGACTTCTCGAATTGTAAGCATACTGCACTGCCTGATAGCTGTCGGCCACCTTCAGTGCGAGGATGGACAGAAACTGGTAATCTGCGCTGTCGTTTCCAAGGTAAATATCCGATCCGTAGATTTTCTTCATGCTTGCGATCATATCGTCCAGAATATCTTGATAGGTCGGCATGTGAAGTCCGGATCCGTCGACGTAAGGAGCAAAGTAACTCATGATGTTCCTCCCAGATTCGATATAATGAGCGATCCGTACATGGTCTCTACCACGGCGCGGAACGTGTATTTTCGAGTGTCATTATCATAGTTTGAATCATAGCCCAGTATCGAGAGCACGCCTTTCGTCCCGGAGATGCGTTCCTTGAAAAGGAAATCCACCGCCGCTGTGTTGGATTGGCTGCCCGAGGATGCCAGAATTTTCTCAAAAAGGGGCAGACCGTCCTCTCGATCCTCCCACCACTCCGCATAGAGCAGGAGTAGTCTTGTCTTGATGGCCTGTGCGACAGCTTCCACGCCTTCGAGATAAGCATGCTTGCTCCTCCCGAATACGTAGTCACCATCGGCGTCTAACATGCGGTAAATCATAGCTAGCCTCCTATAAACACATTCGGAGAGCCTTCGGCAGCCGTACCGCCGCAGGAGACGGAGTCCCCCACGCGAGCAGCCGGCTTCCCGTTGATAAATACCGATCTGCTCCCTGAAGAAATCGCCCCAGAGTGCGCCGCGTGCACGGAGCAGCCATGCGGTGCATAGATGTCCCCTACACGCGCGGCTCCCCGTCCATTGATGAACACATCCGAGGCCGCAGTAACGAGCGCCGTCGGCGGGCAGGCATCATGTCCTGTGTCTTTGTCTCCCAGTCGTGTCGCCTGACTCAATTGATATTCACCGTCCCTCCATTGATGTTGATGGTGCCGCCGACGATGTTGATGGTATCGCCAGCGATTTCCACATACGCCGATCCGGATTCATTCCGGAGCTGCACGGAGCCGGTACTGTATCCAGTAATGGTGCGCGGCTGACTCCATGGACCAGGGATGGCATAGCCGTCTGAGAGATCATGTCGGCGGCAGTCGATCTGATTCTGCACGCCTCCCGACTGCCACCACGCATCCATACAGGCGTCTCCGAAGATGACCAGACATTCATCGCCCGGCTTCACCGGGAATGTAAGCGCATAGCCGCCCGCTCTCGGAAATACCACGGGAACATCAACGAGTGGTGGGAGATCCACCCACTGCTCTTCCCCTTCTGGGGTCAGCCGCTTCTCGCGAATCGCTGGCTGCACAGTAACCGTCTGCTCCTTCGGATCAAACGACTGAATGATTCCTGGGCACGCCACGCGCAGATTGTTCTCTCGCTCGCGGGCGAAATTTTCGCTATTCTGGCGCCTGTCAGGCGAAAGCTCTGTCAAAGGTATCATTGATCACACCCCGTTCCCATTCTGGCCACTGTTGCCCAATAAGGCCGCCAGTGAGCCCTTCCCATAGCGGGATATTCCTTGAATTTCTGTATACCAGTCATTCCCGCGGGTATCCCCGACGTGCGTCAGCTCCATGACCTGGTAAATCCACTCATCATCCAGCGGTGCCTGCTGCTGGCCGGGCGTCACGCTCGCCTCATTCGCCTGCACGTTTTTCAGTTTGATGAGAGACTGCAGGTGAATGGCCGGATTTAAAAGGATCCGGAAGGAAAGTCCAAACTGCACCTGCTGAGGCGTGCCGATGAGCCCGGTCTCCGGGGATACGACGATCGCTTCATCCTTTCCCACATCCTGCAAGCGGACGATGTTCAGATTGCCGTCTTCCACATAAAAAGAGGCCGCGTTTCCACGGCACACATTCTGTATATAGTCATAGGGACGGCCAAAGAACACCTTACCCCTTGGCAGCGATTGATCCGACAGTCCATCCGATACCTGATTCACCGGCGTCTTCTCTTCACTGTCATTCGCCACAGTCTCGATAATTTTTCGGGAATTCAGTCCGCGGTTCACTGTCTTGGATATGAAATTGAGGTTCAGCTGCTGATCACCATCGATGGCCATGAGCGTCAGGACGTAGTCTACATTGGAATCGCGCGATCGAGATGGCCAGATGATCTTTCCGTCAAAAATTTTGCCGTACTGAAGGTCGACGGTCGTCTTGACTTCATTGCCCTCTTCATCTTTGGAAGTCTCCGTCTGCTCTGCCTGATACCCCGCCTCGATGATCAGACGGTCGCCTTCCATGACCAGCTTATCCTCGGTGTCGGCATTCAGATTATAGATGCGGACGATGGCATAGAACCCGCCCCGGTCCCGTTTCTTATGGACCTCGAAGGTGCAGTGCAAGTCGGACACATTCAGCGCTTCCTCATCATTCTTGTCCGTGACCAGTATCTTATACTTTCTTAACCAGAGAGCACCGTTAGGCCGCGTCAGTGTCGGCTTGGCATTGGGATCCGCCTTGTCCGCGCCCCACTGCTTGGCCAGCGTGGTCTCTACCGCCGCCCCAAGGGCAGCACTCGCAAAACTCATGATGCGTCCCCCCAGATTAAAACGAAGGTCGTCCCAAGTGTCTTGTTGTCCGGCTGCGTGAGGAGCGTGTCGGAAACAGGCACGATGTATGCCTCCCCGATAGAAAGATGCCTGTACTGGCCTAGGAGATTCACTCCGCATACCAGCGGCATCATGTCCACCAAAAGGTCTCTCGTACTGTTGTCATAGATCGCAGCGATCCACGTATCATACAGATCCATATACCGGAGCACGAGCTTGATGTTGATATTCCGCTTACCACCATCCAGCGTGAGCTTGAAGGTCTGTACAGACTGCGGCTGACAAGTTAATGGTACTCTGCAGTATGCCATCAGCTCTCTCCCCCTTTCGCAGCGTCTTCCATGGAGCGGATGGTCGACGTCGGTTCTGGTGTCGGCTGTACCTCACCGCGATTCGCTCCCGCCCCGCTCGTCCATTCGCGAGCAGAGACTTTTTCCGTCGTGACATTTGCCAGGATCAGCTGTTGCAGATTGACTGTGGCACGCAGGCCGTATAACGTACTGGCGTCATCGTTGACGGAAATCGAGCGGATGACCATATTCTGATACTGGTTGAGACGAGTCAGCACCGTGAAGGGAATACGCGCCGCCTGCAGCTCGCAGAGCTTGCGGTATGCCGAGATGGACTTCGTATAGGCTCCCACCCACTGGCCGCGCACCATGGAGGCCATGCAGTCACTCATGCCGATTTCCATGGTAATCTGTACCGGTTCCAGGTACATATGATCAGAGATATTCGCCCCGGTCTGCACCGGGTGCGAGGTCACGACAGCGGTATGCTCCGTGGACACGTTCAGCACGGCATCGAAGAAAAATCCGGCGATGTTCGTCTTGCAGTAGATGAGCTCGCCCTGTTCATGCGTCCCGGCCGCCCACTGGCGGGGAAAATACCCATCCTGAAACGCGGCTTCAAGAAACATTCCATTGGACGGCAGCGTAGCTGTCCCGCCGATCAGCACCGCATTGAGGTTCCCGAGTGTCATTCCGGTCAGATTTCCAAGGCCGAGATGAGCGCCTCCTCCCAGAGATCCTAAGATATTCATACCAGCACCCCTCTCTGATACCTCGTAGAAATGGCATCAGCGACTGCGTTTCCGATGTCCTTGGCTGAGGCATTGCTATTCGTGACATTCACGTGGATATCTCCGAATGAAATCCTGCTGCCGCCGCTATAGCCGGTCTGTACGAATCCATTACTGCCTGTGCCAGCCGTCGCTGCGTAGCTGTTTGGATTTACTGCAAAGGAGGATGTACTTACAAAATTGTTGTCGTATGCATTCTGCGCCCTGTCTACGCGATCCACCTGCACGCCATAGCCTTGATCCTCTGGACTTTCGTACTCATGAAGCAGCCGTCGCGTCATGCTGTCCACATCGTCCGTCGTCTTCATTTCCTGGTACAGGTCGCCGTAATCTTCCTCAAGCTCCTTCATAAAGAAAGCCAGCTGCAGGCGCAGGTCGTTGATGGGCCGCCCCTGCTCGATGGCGAAATCGTAGAGTGCTCCCTTTCTTCCTGCATCTGTCCACTGCGCAATGCCAAATCCGACACCGTCGTTTACGAATTCATCCCGGCTCATATCGCCATTAAGGAGGCGCCGCAAGTAGATTTCCTTCTCCTCCTGGCTCCCTTTCTGTACGTTGTTAGGATCTACATTCGACTCCGCCGAGAAATTACCGATAGCCGCGGCCGCCCCCTCTTTCGTGAACCCACCGTCCTTCGTGAGTATGTTCATCGCGGCCGCTGTATTTGCTTTCTCATCAGCAGAAGATGCAAATACACCACTAAGAATGCGCCCCCAAGGGCTGTTCTTAGCCGCCGATTGAACGACGACACCGAGGAGCTTGGCAGCCCCCACGAAATCGCCGCGAAGGCATAGGGCAATGGAGGCGATGAGCTTCCCGACCATTCCGGCCATTCTGCCGAGGTCCTTCAAGGCCCAAGATATGAATTCTCCGATGGATGTCCAGAATGACCGCTGGCGAGACTTCGCCTTCTCGTCGGTGTTCTTGGTGATGGTATCAAAAAGGTCAGAGATGGCGTCGAATAAATCCCCAACACCGTCCTTCAACTCGGAAAGACCATCTGACCAGGACTCACGAATACCATCCCAATCAATGCCTTCTACGAATTTGGTCACGATGTAATCGAGGCCATCCGCGATGCCTTTCAGGATTTCCTTGATGGAATCGGAGATAGTGGAGAGCGTATCTCCCTCTAAGAAATTCAGCAGCTTCTCCCACACGGGAGCGAGCGTCTTAGACGACTTCCACCCATTCATGTAGTAGACGAAGTCCTCGAGGAGCAGAAGAGCCCCGCCGATCGCGATCAGGAATTTACCAAAAGGACCGGCCATGATAAAGGCCCCGACCGTCGCAAAGATCGCTCCCCACTTTTTCACATTCGCAGGAAGGCCGTCTATAAAGCGATAAACGGAACCGATGACCGACTTCAATACTTTGAGTGCACTCAGCCCGACGGACACGACGTGACCTAAAAACTCCGCGATTTTCTTCGCGATCTGCGGCATGTTCTTCCCGAGCTTGTCGTTCATCCACTGTATAAACTGTTGGAATTCCTTGATGAATGGCTGCAGGTATTTAATGAGATAGTAGGCTACCCACTCCTTCAGCATTTTCAGCTTCACCTGAAGAGACTGGATGTCATATCCGATTTCTCGGATCCATTTCAGCTGCCGGTCGGCGTCGATCGGCGTGGCCAGCTGGTTCATCTCACTTCGCAGACGGAAGAACTGCTCGCGAAGCTCCGGGATCCATGCCAGATCTTCCTCGGACACACCCATGACCTTCATGGCCGTAGAGAGCGCCTTGGCGCTGTCCTTGGTGATCCACATCTGATTCGCCAGCCGCTTGAACTGCATGTCTGCCGCGGCCACACTCTTGATGGTATCGATGGCCGCCTTGCCGATCGCCGCGAATCCGGTCACTGCCGCGGCAGCCGCCGCAAGGCCTTTGATGTTCTTCAGGGCATTCATGAGCTGATTCAGAGCAGCCATGGCGGCATTAAAGGAATTGGTATCAATGTCTGCAGACAGTTTGACCAAGTATTCCCCCATCGTTTCGACTGGATTCATCGATTTCTCCTTTCTGCCGCTTCCTGGGCCCTCTTGGCATTGATGGCCTTTACTGCCATGATTTCATGCGCGTCGAGTAAATCGTCAAAGTCATATGTCCCATCAAACACTTCGTGCTGCCGCCACATACCGGCGGCCACCGGCGCATACGCGAAGGCGTCAATGGTCGGATAGGCATATGGTTCAAAGGGCATTGTTACTTGGCCGGTTTCTGGATCAGGCCGGCTCCTTGAAAAAAATCGCCGATGTTGAACATCAGCGCCTGTACCGAGAGCTGCATGACTGTCGGAGCGTCATAGCAGAGATCCTCATCAGTAAACGATCCGTCCGCCTTGATGACCGGCACCGGCATATCCACACCATTCGTCTCTACCAGCTTCACGACGGTGCGGAGCAGCATGGTCTGGATTTCATCGAATTCCTCACGAGGCATAGAGGGAAGCGCATTGGCCGCCGCCTTGAAGGCATCCTGCTTATTCATGCCCTTGGCAGTAGAAAGAGCCGGCGCGATCACCGCCGCCGCTTTCATGGCCAAATAGGATGCAGAACGGGCATCCATCTTACCCAGACGGTATTTAGCGCCGCCCGCCTCAATCACTTTTGTCTTCTGTTTCAGCATTATGGTTCCTCCGGTATAAAAAATGCTTCACATTAGATCGGGTTATTCACGATATCTGCGCACATGAGCTGCCACGTCACGCGGCCGCCCTGCGACTGATAAGGCGTGTCAGATTCTTTGGAAGGAGACACGCCGAAGCAGACGTGGGTATTCCCTAGATGTCCGTTTCGAATCAAGATGGTGGTGCTGGCCCACTTGGAGGTGGGAGAATTCCATAATTTCTGGAACCATCCGTTCAGCCATTTATTAAGCGGACTGGTCTGCTGCACCTCAATAGTTACAGTCCCGTTATTGCCTGGCACCTTAGATACCATGACCGATCCGTCGGCCGCAATGTCATGCGTGGTGCGCTCCGTTGATTTTGAGATCGTAATCGATCCCACGCCTTTCCCGGTAAATACGTAGTCCTCCATTAAACCGCAATGGATCGAACCGACCACATCCGAGAAAGAGTAGGTAGATAAAGCTCCATTCATACTTTTTCACCTCCCTAGCGATTGACGTTGACCGCAATGGTCACATAATGAATAGCGCCGGCAGTCTTGATGCATACGTAGATCGGAGGCGCCTTGCGCGCATCGCGATCGGCCTGAGACTGGTCGGAAACCGGCTCGGAGAGGACGATATAGCCTGCATCGAGCGTGGTGCCATTCTTCAGGGTGAGCACAGTGCCGCCATTCCATACGCCTGGTGCGATGAATCCGGAATTGACGAATTTTTCGCAAGCGGTATTGATGACAGCCACGATGCTGTTTACGCCGGGCTCCGTATCAGGAATCTTCGGCTGGCTGGTCAGGAGATCCATGACCGACAGCACAATTTCATTCTTCAGCATGTCGAGATTCAGGACTTCGTCGAAGTACGTACCATCCGCCATGCATCCTTCCTGCAGGACATCATAGGCATCCGAGCGGCGCACATACACATTGCCGTTCACGCCTGCAGTCTCGCTATCCCCGCACACATACAGTACCTGAGTTTCGGACAGGTCGTCCGTCGATACGCCGGGCAGTTTCTTGTAAGCAAGCGTGAAGGCGGAATTATTGAGTCCGGTATTCTGCCCCATCGCATATCCCATGACGGCAGCGACGGCATGACTGGTGCTGCTGTACATACCGAAGGAGCGTCTGTAATTCTTTGATTTCAGGCGCTTAAAGATGGCGTCAGTCTGCTCGCCCACATCGCCTGTTACGGTATTCGACAGGTTCGAATCGTCAGATGTGGTATATGCGAGGAGTGTGTCCGGGCTGGCCGCCTCTGCCCATTCTGCAAGCTGCAGGATATCTGCATCTTTGGCTTCGAGCGGAATCAGCACATACCATTCCCCATTCTTTTCTCGGCAGGCCTTAGCTGCAGCGAGGAACGATTCTTCTTCCCCTTTGACTCCGACGGCCAGCTTTGTCGGGCCAGAGGTCGCTGAAAAATACAGCGACGCTGCCTTGTATTCCGGGGTATCCGTAGTGAATCCATCCTGCAGCATGGCGGACACGCTGGTGTAGATTTTGACGCGTTCGCCTGTGCTGATGGCCGTGCTAGGGCCAAGGATCAGCGCCACATTGAAACCTTTTCTGGCAGCCGAGCGAGAGGCCAGATTGACCTTCACATTGACGATTGTTTTTAAATCAAGCTGCATGTTTTATCCTTTCTTTATGATAATTCCGCTGTCCGTCTGGACGCGGTGCGATTCGCCGGGCGGATTGGCGTGAATGATCACCGGTACCTTCTCGATGGCCTTCACGTCCTCATCCCAACGCATGAGGTAGTTGAAGCGGAGTGTCAGGTCTGCCCTGTCCCACCACATGTTTTGGTAATTCTCGGGAACGTACTGCGGTGTCTCTGCAGATGGGATGATCATGATGCCGGCTTTCCGCAGTACGTCGGAGCCGTCAAGGAAGGCATGTTTGACTTCCAGAAGATGATCGTATCCATTCGGCCCATAGGCCGTGAAAGAAATCTGCAGCACACGGTTCATATAATGCCGGCAGATGAGATCACGCCCAGCGTCTTCCCATACTTCATGGATCGGCTGGGTGGTCTCATCACCTCCCGCATCATGGAACGTAAGAAAAATGACATCATCGTTCACCGTCCAGTCAGGCTTTCCAAAGGTGCTGTAAGTCAGACGAACAGGCGGCTTTAAGGTCCTGTACTTTTTATCCGGATCCTCCCCGATCGCGGCCATGGTCGCTCTGTAGAATAGCCGCATGATTTTCTTCCGTGTAAGGTTAGGCATCAGGCACCTCCCCAAGTACTCTCATAGCGATCGATCGATAGAACCCATAGTCTGCGTCAGGCGTCACCGAATAGATACGGTACTCCTCTCCGCGCCATACGAGGATATCAGAGAAATTCGAAGAATCATTGATCTCACCCGTCACGTACAAGCGCTCCGTCGTCAGCACCTTCATAGCGCCAGACTGACGGTCGCCTTCCGGAACCATGCTGAGGTCTCGGGCACTTGCTACCGTCACAATTCCGCGTAAATGAAGGGTCGATGGGGATTTCGTGCCAGAGACGAAATCCCCATCTTCCCAAATACCGGAGGCCCGCTTGATAGTGATGCCCTGCGAGAGCATCGGCGAGTGTATCACTGTGGCCAGGTTAATCATAGTCAATCACTCCTAACCACATAGGTAATGGCCTTTCTCATCGCGCCGGTATCAATCAAAGGCTTATCGCTCTTCTTTTTTGCGATGGTGACGGGCGAATTGGCTGGCCAGTTGTTTCTCGGATCATCGAACCACTCGCGACATACATTCTGCGCGAGAAGTCCCGTCCGTGTAATGGCACGCTCCACCCCATCGCCATCGGCGGATGCCGTGGCCTGATATATCTTTTTAAATTCGGCTGCGATCCTGACCTTGTTGGCCGCAAGCGCCGGTTCAATGACCGGGCGAGGCGGAGAGTGCCAGAGAGGCGAGCCATGAGACTGGATGTATAGAGAAAATGCGGCGGAATACTTGAGCCCCCGAGCCATGTTCTGATCCATCTCTTCGATCATAGGACGGCGGCGGATGCCGTGGGTATGGATGTAAAGGAGATCCGCATTGCCGATCTCCCCACCTTTGCGGCTGTTCTTTGCCTGCGGAATACCGACATAGATATGCCGTTTCTGTAGGCCGCGCAGCCGGGCAAAGAGCCCGGCGATGCCGCCGTTGTACTCCTTGTGTTCCACTTTCGCATTCACCATACATACATCCCGCCTCTCCCTACGAGTTTCGCCATGGTGGCGAACTGCACGCCGAACGTCGTCATCTTGAAGGCCGCCCAGCCATTCAGGTCATTGAGTGCCGATCCGTCCCTTGAGTAGGATACGCCGTCAGCACTCTCGCTGGTGACCATGCCTGCTGAGGAAGCAGATGCCAGCACCTGCGAGGCGTCCGTCCCTTCCGGCTGCATAGACTGCAGGTACAGAGTGCAGAAGTGGGCGATGAATAAACCAATCGCCGCCTTCCACATCCGGTTGAAGCGCTTGTAATTGACGCAGGACAGCCCGAGGTCTACGTACATGTCCAGCGCCGCATCCGGAATCGCGCCTCTGAATTGCGGGTACAACAGAAGAAACGTCTCCTTTGTGTACTCCGGATGTTCTTCTTTCTTGATGTTCGAAGCCTGTGAAACGATCCCGATCATTGACAGTCACCTCTATTCTGCAGATTATCCTTCAGCGGATTCCTCAGCTTTCTTGGCGCGTGTTCTTTTTGCCTTCGCTACAGCCACTTCGGCCTCTTTGTCGCTGCCGTTTCCCTTGACCTCGATGATGTCTCCATCAGAAAGGGCGAGGTCATAGAGGATGTTTTCGCGGATCCAGTCCGGCGCTTCCTCCAGAATGCCGCCTCCCTTGGTGATGAAGGAACCACCGATGACGTTTGTGAACATGAACTTTCTCTTAGAAATAATAAGCATGGTTTCCTCCGATATTAGAAATCAGATGCCGTCGATGTAACGGACCGGCTGATAGTAATTAAACTTCACCTGCCCGATCTGCGCTGCGTAGAGAGTATCGTAGGCAGCTGCAGAAAGGTTCGGGGAGGACATGGCGCGTGTGATCGGAACAGTAATGTCGAAGTTGACCTTGTCCTCATCATTCATATACGCTACCATGCGGTCGGTCTGACCAGTGCCAGCCTTGATGCACCAACGGGATGGATAGATGGAAATCGAACGTCCCTGATTCTTCGCGATATTATTGTTCATTAAATATTCCAGCAGAGAGCAGTTGCCGGCTTCAGAAACCTTGCGCGTCACGAGCAGGGTGTACTGCTGCGGCGGGATCAGGATGTGATTCGGCATACCATCGAGGTCGTATTCGGAAGCCACCCATGCTGCGGTGATTGCCTGATTGATATCGTCCAAGATTTCATCCGGAGTCTTATCTTTCCATGTCGCCTTTCCGGATGCACCATTGTCTGCGGTTGCGACCACGACATTCGGATCGTTTACGAGGCCGGTCGTTCCCAGCTTTTCAAAGCCTTTGTAGACGTTCATGTCCAAAGACTTGTTGTAGTTGAGGCGAATGCCCTTATTCAGCATATCCTCCAGGCTTCGGCCGATCTGCTTTGCTTTCGCCATATCCACGAAGTTAATGCGCATCATGTGCATCCAAGTGAACACTTTGTACAGATTCTTTTCCGTGCTGACCTGCATGACGGGGATCGTGTTGGACGCGGTGCCTACAATAGAGAGGTCATTCGGTCCCGTGGTGCCGTAGTCTACGTTGTAGGTGGAGGTGTATTCTACCCATCCGCCGCCGGTCTTGGCCACCATGTCTCGCTGCCAGGTGACACTGGTGAGCGGTTCACGCACCTTCGGATCCATCTTTTCGAGCTCGCCGGTGATGTAAGCCATACCAGAAGCCACGGCAGAGTCAAAGCCTTTACCATAGAACGCGCCCGGCATTCCATATACCTGACGGCCTCCCTGCATCATTGCCATGCTGGCACGGCCGGCCATTTCCTTATTCGGAGTGAAAAAAGAAACCCCATTACCCATAATCAATTATCCTCCTTTGAAAAATCAGGCGTTCGCACGGGTCAGAATGGTGATTTCTGCCACGCCGTTCGCGTCTACATAGCCGTTCGTCCACTGGACATTCGGAAGCAGGATGGAGTTTTCACCATCTGCCGCCGCTTCGAATCCGCCGATCACACCATCCACGACGGAGGTGTTCTTCTTGATCCGGACGTATACCTTGCCGCCAGCGGCCGGAGTGCCATTGTTGCAGGTCACGACGACGGCACCGCGGTTCAGGGCATTGATCATGTCCTTTGCATGATATGCGGTGTGATTCTGATCATCATAGGCCACCGCCTGTTTGATGACGCGAAGCGCCACCCCTCCGAATTTGTCCGCCGTAAAATCGGCGCCGATAGGGGAGTAGGTGTTGTCATCATTCGCCTGCAGGCAAGCACCGAACGGCACGTCGTCAGAGCCTGCCTTCAGCTGGCGGGACGTAGTGATCAGGTCAGGGGTGCGGGCGTAGGTGCCCGGGAACCCATAATTCATGGAAATACCAATAGCTTTACCACTCATGGTGATGTCCTCCTTAGTCTTTCTTATAATGCGGATTATACTTGTCGCGGATCATGCGGCCGTACTCTTCGTCATCCATAATCGGATCCGAATCGCGAGCGCTGTGTCCATTCTGCTGCGCATGCATGAGGCCGGCATACTGGCGATCCGGAAGGTTCGAGCGAAGGAGCGCCGCCATGGAGTCCGCCGCTCTCTGACGCTGGCGGTAAGGGAGCTTTGCAATGACCGGCTTCAGCCCGTCGATGATATCCAGCGCAGCGTCTCTGGCAGCCTTCGCGTCATCGTCTTCATCTCCGGGATCAATGCAGTCTGCATCATCCTCGGTTTCCTCGCCGTGTGCTGCGTTGATTTCTTCAGCTGGCACGTCTTCTTCGCCATCATCCTCGGCACCTTCTGGTTTCCTCTCCCCTGTCAGCTCCCCTTCCAGAGCATCCAGCGCTGTCGGTTCATCGTCCGGATTATCTGGATAATCCTCACCATCATCTTCTGCCGATCGCGGATTCTCGTACTTATCCTCTGGTTCCGGTTCCGCTGCCAGCGCGTCCAGTGCATCCTCGATACGACGGAGGCGCGCATCCAGAGCATCATACGCCGGCGTGCGCTGAGGTTCTGGATCCTTGGGCGGTTCAGGATCCTCGTCCTGCACCTTCGGGTTCAGCTTGGACGCTGCTTCCAAGTCTTCCGGGGTGGTGTCTTCGTCTTTGGCGAAGGCCGCCAGCACACGGCCCCAGAGGCTGTTCTTTTTTGTACTCATTCTCTTCATTCCTCCTTTGGAATCACGAATAGAAACTCTATGGCCAGCGCGACCGCGATTGACGACAGCCACATGATTGCCGCGGATCTCCCGCTGCACGTAGGTGTCTCTGTCTTTCGGATCCCACAGGCAGTCATACCCGCAGGAAACGTCGCGCTTCCCATCCTCGATTTTTCTGATCAGATCGTCGTCATAGATAATGAGGTCGGCAACGATGCAATCAGAAAGGGCCCCCTCGCCGCGGTGTACGTTGCGGCAGGTGCCCTTCAGGTACTGAAGTACATTCCCGGGTTTCACATCTTCCTTCGGGTGTTCATCCACCACGGGCTTGCCTTCAAATGATGCGAGCGCGGCCTTGCTGAACACCTCAGCTTCCGGGCGCTCTATGTTATAGATTTTATTGGGATCCGTCCCGCCAAATTCCATCCCGCGGTAATTCTGGATGCCGGTGCGCGCGATCGGCACATCCTTGCATACCAGATACCCTTCCGGTGTTCGAATCATATGGTCGGAGATACGGCTCCCGAAGTATGCCCTCATAGGCTGCCTCCTCCATTCAGTTTTTTGAATGCCGCCAGCGTCATCATACGGATGCGGCCGTTCATGTAGACCTTATGCGGCCATGCCACGTCCCCATAGTCCAGGAGCGGGGCCGGATAGCAGCGGCAGTTGAATATCTCCCCCGGAGCATAATGCCCATAGTCCTTCTGGTGAAGGAGCTTCTCGGGAGACGGCGGGTCTTTCCAGCTGCAGATGACGTCATCCATGTGGCTGTGCGAGCTTCGCACCCGAGCATCCTTGCTCGTCTTCCACACATACCACGAAAGCCCCGCGCTTTCTGCCCGGACTCGCGTCAAGGCAGTGGTCGCCTTCGAGGACTCCGTGCGAGCAATGAGAAGCGCATGCGCCCTCGTCAGCTGTGGCCAACGCGCCAGCACCTGACGCATAAGCTCCTCCGGCCGCTTCCCTTCCATCTGCCCCTTGTCCATCTCGTGGGCGACCTTGCTTGCCACACTCGATGTCATGGACTTGATGAGCTTGGAATTTTGCTCCACGATCGCGCTGATTTCGCTCCTGTGGGCCCGCTCCTTCTTCAGGAGTAAATATATAGCCCTGCCCCGGGAGCCACGTCTGGCGGCCTCACGCCAGCTCCGTGCCCCATCGTGGAAGAGACTGGTGGCCATAGATCCTGCTGCCTCGCGGGCGGCCTTATCCAGAGTCGGCGACCTCGCGAAGCCGCGCAGCACCTGGAGCATTTGAAAAGGACTGCTGGCACCCGTGAGGCGCCTTCGCAGTCCTTCCATGATCCGGTTGATCGCCGCGGCATACCGTTTCTCGACCGATCGCCGCGGCTTGAATCTATCTGTATACAACTTTTCTCCTTAGCCTTTGAATGCATGGGGGTTACGCGCCTTGAGGGAATTGGCGAGCTGTCTCAAATTGGAAAGCCGTCCCTTGGCACTTGCGGCAGCCTGGTCACGCCGGATGACATTCTCATCAGACTTCGCCTTATAGGCACTCTTTTTCTGCTCGATCGCATTTGGCTCGCCTCCAGCCTTATCCATTTTTGCATTATATGCCTCTCTCGCTCTTCTTGCTGTCCGGTGATACACCCGAGCATTATGGTCGAGACGCTTGGCTTCCTTGCCTGCATTGACCGCCGTAGAACCCGGCTGCATGCGGCCGAGTTTTGTCGCATGCGGGGCACTCTGCTGCGGTGAGGTAGATCCGCCCCGCTCGGCCCCACGGCTCTTGGATCTATTCACAGAATTCAGCATGTCGCCCCACCCTTTTTCGAGCGTCTCATACCACCCAAGCTGTTTCTCTGCCGTCTCGTCTCCGGGGTTCCTTTTTGCGATGTCTCGCCATTTTTTTACATAGCTTGAGGCTTCCGCCTTAACAGCCGCGAGCGCTTCTGGATCTTCATGCCCTTCATTTGTCAATCGCTTAATGTGTTCGAGGGCACGTTTCTTTCCAGTATTATATGCGGCAGAATGCTGCAGTGAGGTAGATCCTCCTTTCTCGGCCTCGCGGCTCTTGCGATATCGCTCGAGAGCACGCTGCGCACGACTTGCTACCTCTCCGCGGTTGGATTCATGGCGAGCTGCTTTCCCTGCTAAATCAAACATTTCCTGATTCAGTGCGTTGGTAGTAGCTGCCGTTGCCCTACCTTCCCTCTGGTCTTCTCTTGCCAATGCCTCATATGCATTTCTGTATCTTGCTTCGAGCGGGCTATGGTCCGGCAACTGGGAAGCCTCCGCCATTAAATTCCCCATCTGTTTAAGTCTTTCATTTCTGTTGCGGTCGTGTTTGGCATTGGCCCTTGCAATAGCCGCCCGATTCTTCTCCCCCACTTCTTTCGCCTGGGACTTCAGCCTTCTCCCATAAGCGCCGCTTTCCATGCCTTTACTACCCGCCTGCATCTTCTTCAGAGAACCGCCGCGAAATGGCTGTCCGTTCAGTGCCCCGCCAGCGCCGCCGGCAATGCGGCCATTCTTGATGAGTACGTGCGCACCGTTGATGGTACGCCACTCGCCTTCCTCCGCATCGAAGGCCCGGATTCGTTCCAAGTTGTTTTTCGTCTGGTCCATACTTATCCTCCTCTTTTGAGCTAAATTGCCTTTCGTGACGCATGATAGCTCTCATTTTCTAAAAAATCCACTAAAAAAGACCGCAATAGCGGCCTTTTATCACTTTTCTTACTCAATCTCACGTCCCTCTTTCCAAGCTTTCCTTGCCTGGTTCAAGGACATAACATTGGCTCCTCCGGATAAATCTGGCACCTCTTCCTGCGCTGGTTCGCGTTCCCAATTGCATACAGGGCAAATATCATAAGGGAGCCAATTATCTTCGTGCCCGCAAACTGGGCATTTACTTCTTTTTCCCTCCATTGCTGAGAGACCTCCTCATTAAAAAATCGAAATAAGCTCGGCCATCTCTTGGAGCATAAAAGGTAAATAGGCCCTTATCGTTACCAACAGCAAACCAGTTCTTTTTTCTGTTGTATCGGACTATGTTCCCAAGTTCATCCATATACCCTTCTATCCCATTTTGACCAACAGGACTTTCTAAGAGTTTAACCCCCTCGGAAATATACTCGTCTTCTGACATTCCCGCAAATGCAGCCTCTTTCTTTAAGTGCTTATTGACGTGAATATCATGCCGGGTTTTATCACAAAAACCTTTAACCGATATGCTATTCGCTCCACTTGGTGATAGCTTAGCACGACGTCCGGTGTGTTTCAAGTCATTTAGAGCCTTCTTGCCACCGCCAGTTCCCTTCGGGGCGAAGCGACCATTCGATGGATCGTGATTGTCCCCGTTCGCATCCAAGTCATCGCTGGCGGTATGGTAAAAAGGGAAGCTGTCGTTCGCCTCCTTTGGAGCCTGTGGCGGCTTTCCGGGAGCCTCGGGTGGTTTATCGCCCACCTCCCCACTGCGTCCTGCATGGGGCAAATCCGGGCCTCCAGCGCCGTCTTCCTCGCCGCCCATGCCAGGGAATCCTCCCATCTCGCCCTGCGGCTCGATTTCATCCGACGCATTCATGATTTCCTCGTCGGTAATGTTCGTCCATGTACCGGTACGGCTGCTCTGCTGCTTCATTTCTCGAAGCGCAGTGCGCTGGCTAATGAGGCCGGCGTTGTAGGCCGTGACAATGTTATCCGTGCCGCACTTAGCAAGATCGGCCCGCTCCTGATCCGATGGCTCGGATACGGGATCGAATTCAAAATCTAGGTCATCCGGCACGGCGCCGAAGACGGACATGCACAGCACCGGCAGCAGCTTGTTCAGAATCGGGCGGAGCTTCGCTTCCTGCTCCTGCGCGATCATATCGTAGTAGTTACGCAGGTCGCTCTCCCCTGTGGCATTCATGCCCTCCGGCGAGCGACCGAAGAGCTTTGTCGCCGGGATGCGGGCAGCACCTGCCACGTCCATCATGAATTGCTTGTAGGTATCAGAGATGCCCCCGAAGGTGTACTGGTGGCTCTGCATATCGTCCCCGGCATCGATGATCTGCATGCCCATGTTAGACATGAGCCAATTCTGCGCCTGAATGGTGCGATAGAGCTCCGCCTTGGTCTGTTCGTCCGTTGCCGAGAGCATCTGCCCCATATCGGCCATCTTCAACACACGCAGGCTGGCCATGAAGGTAAGCTGAGCGATGTTCCATGATACATTGTCGCGCTTTTTCAGCTCATCAAAGATGGACTCAATGACGGATGCTCCCCACTGCTGCTCGGCCTGTGATTCCCAGTATGGCAGGTCGTCGCCGGTAAATCGCAGGAGACGGCTATGGTGTACTTTGTACATGGCTCCATTGGTGTTATCAGTGATGGTGTAATAGTCCGGCAGTCCGAATTCCGGATCCGTGACATCTTCTACCAGCTCGATGGATGGGTCTACACTGTTCCAGCGATCAAATACCATGAGTCCACAGAAATCCCCTGGCACCATAAGGCGAAGGTCGAGCGGCTGGGACAGGTCATAGCCCTGCCCTTTGATGATCATGAGCCCGATTGCACCGCCGAAGAGGCGTCCCCACTGTAGCCCCTGCTTCAATTTTTGAATCAGCTGCGTCTTGCGAAGTTCCAGGTCGACCTTCTTCAGCAGATTCGGGCTGACCTCTGTCGTGAGCGTGATCCAGTTCTTCAGCATGTCCGACGGAATGATATCGATGATCTGCCGGATGATCCAGTGCTCACGGTACAGAGCATTCAGCAAGCCGTAGTCGCGCGTGAGCCGGTTGAGAGAGTATGTCGTCCCTTCCATGAGGTTCGGCGTCCCCGTCCCCAGGCGCGCCAGCACATTGCTGAATTCGTCCCGGGCACTCGCTTTAATGACCTGCGGCTTTTCCAGTGTGATTCTTTTTCCCCGCTGCTTACGCATGAGCAAGCCTCCTTGAACGAATAATAGTGTTTACGAAATACCTTAATGCATCCGGCGCGTGATCCCTGACCTTTAACGGCCGCTCCTTGCCGCTCTGCTGGATGGCTTTGTCATCCCAGCAGTAGGATGTCATTTCTTGGATGGTCATGGGGCAATCCGGCCGATAGAAACGGATCTTCCTGCGTGTCAACAGCTTATTGACGGATCGGATGCCTTCGAGCACGCTGTTGTCTGCATTGATGGTATCGACAGTCGCCTTTGAACGTAGGCCACGGTTCCGCATCTCGATTTTAAAGGATTCGGCCGACGGATCGACAATGACAGCAGAAGGAGGGTAATCAATATCCCCCACGAAAGCCATAAGGTCATCGCCGTACTGACTGTTGTCTTTCTCATACTTTCCATCCTCTCTGCTGTTCCAGTAATACTCGCGAAGTACGTAGGATGTGTCACCGTCGTCCCAGATGTCTAGGAACACCATCGGGTTTACAGTGCCATAGTCGATGGCGATGAATCGCCGGAAGCGGCGCCGGTTCAAATAGATCCAGTCCCGCTTCTCCTTGTCAATATAGAGCTCATCACTCCACGCATCCTTGTAGATCGCCCCCTGGGCCATCACCCATAGCCCGAGGATGAATCTCTCGTAGAACACCCCGCCCTTGCCATACTGCGTCTCGTAACGATGCCGCACGGCAGGCGTCAGGGAAGGGTTATCCTCCATGGTGAAATGCAGGTGAAGCATCCGCTTCTCTTCCTGCTTCTCGATCCAGTTCTTCAGGAACCAGTGCATCGGGCTCTCCGGATTGCAGTTGAACCATATCTTCGCCCCCGGGATGCTGCAGCGGCCAGTCGCCTGATTTACGAAGGACTCCGGCATCAGCGCGACCTCGTCGCAGTAGACGCCGGCAAGCGTCATGCCCTGAATCAGATCCTGCGAGGATTCATCGCGGCCGCCGAAGATGTAGAAATAGTTCACTCGCTTCCCGTCATCCAAAATGATCGTATTGCTGGAGTGTGACTCACTGATCGTGTAGCGCCGCGCCTGCAGTACCGGCTTCAGCCAGTTCCATACGTTCCGTCGGAATGCGCCGACAGTCTTGCCGCACATGGCAAAATTCTGCCGGTCATAGGTCGCCATAGCCCATAGGATATAGCTGATAGCCATTGCGACCGTCTTGCCCGCTCGGATAGAGCCGTCAGCTATGATGCCGTTGTACTCGCTATAAGGTGACTCCTTGCACCACCAGGTGAAAGCCTTCAGCTGCTTCAATGAGAATTTCTCGAAACGGATCACCGGCTGTATGATCGTCCTCATTGCTTCCACACTTTCTTCGCGGCCGTTTCCAGTGCCGCAGAAAGTCCGTCATCCGCGTACTCAGTACTGCTCTCCTCCTGCGCCTTCTTCTTGTTTTGAATAGACACATCCGACAAGCGCGCGCGGCGCTCGATGTTCGTCCCCTGAATCAAAAATTGGATCAGTTCTTTCGCGTTCAGCTTCTCTGGCTTCAATTTTTGCAATGCCGCGACACCCTTGGTCTGCAGTAGAACGCCAATGACCGCCTGTTTACGGTTCATCTTGCGAATCTCGTCGATAGTCGCTAGATAGTCCTCGCGAACCAGAGCATTATCATACTCCCGGGCTCGCTCGCTCCAATGCCATCGGACGCTCCATCTATAGATCAGCGCTTCCGACTTCCCGACTGCCTTCGCGGTCTTTTTCTGGCTGCGTTTCGGATTCTTATAGTAGTCAGTGAACGCCTCATAGGCTTCTTCACTCTCCCCGGGCTGGCGCTCCCACGCCAATTCAGTTTTCTTTCGCACCGGGGCACCTCCTCACTATAAGACCGCTCCGGCCTGTTCCAATGCTTCCTCTAAGCTCATACGCCGGCCATCTCTTTCCACATATACGTCGGACTGTGCTGCTCCGTCTTCTTTGAGGTATCGACGAATAATTACGTCGCAATATTTCGGATCCAGCTCCATTAGACGAGCCATGCGATTCATCTGCTCGCAGGCTATAAGCGTGGTTCCACTGCCGCCGAAGGAGTCGAGTACGATATCCCCCGTCTTTGTGCTGTTCTGAATTTCATAAGCAAATAGCGGCACCGGCTTCATGGTCGGATGATCCGCACTCCGGCTTGGCTTGTCCATGTCGATCACGGTCGTCTGTGAGCGATCGCTATACCAATTATGGCTAGCTCCGTCCTTCCACCCATAGAGGCATGGCTCATGCTTCCACTGGTAGTCCTGGCGTCCAAGCACCATGGTGTTCTTGTTCCAGATAAGGCACTCACGCACCTTCCATCCAATATCATCGCACGCGCCCCTGAAATTGAAACCCTCGCTATCCGCATGCCAGATATAGAATGCAGCCCCCTGCTTCATGACAGCGTCCGCAGCAGAGAATGCATCAACGAGAAACTGTCTAAAGTCTCCGTCAGTCATTTTGTCATTCTGGATGGTTAACGCATCCTTTGTTTTTCCGACATACGCCACATTGTACGGCGGATCCGTCAGGTACAGGTCGGCCTGGTCCCCGCTCATTAACGTCTCAACCTCGCTTGCCTTGGTAGAGTCTCCGCACAGAAGGCGATGTCCTCCAAGGACCCACAGGTCGCCGCGTTTCGTGAATACCGGCCCTTCACTTTCAGGGACGTCGCTGTCCGTAGTATCGTCCGCTGTTGCTTCCTCCTCCAGGAGCTCAGCCAGAGCCGCCTCGTCATAGCCAGTCAGATCCATGTCGAAATCGTCCGCCATGTCTTGCATCTCTTTCAGCATGGCGGTCAGCTTGTCCTCGTCCATGTTCGCCAGCTCGGCGATGCGGTTATCCGCCAAGAGGTCAGCGTGTTCTTCTTCCTCGCTCGCATAGTCCTGATATTCGACCGGCGCATACTTGAGGCCAGCGCGCACGGCAGCCATCCGCCGCCCATGGCCCTTTGTAATAAGTCCGCTCCGCTTAGATACGGTGATCGGCGCGCGCCAACCAGTACTCTTGATGATTTTTGCGAGAAGCTCTATCTGCCCATCGCTGTGCTGGTTGGGGTTTCCAGGATTGGGCTTCAAGGCAGATACTTCTACCAGCTCATCGTAGCGACAAAAAACAGCCGCGCCATCCGGCGCGACCGTTCTTGGTTCCGCATTAGTTTTGTAATCCATCGTGATCTCCCTATAAAACAGGCACGAAAAAAGGACCGGCTCATCCATTCCGATCCTTCTTCCGGCACAACTCAAAGAGATGTAATAAGGAGGAAAACTATAGTGAGATCGACAGCTCTCTATAGCTTTCGCTGAATATATCATATCACAAATATTTTTCTGCCTCAAGCACTTTTTTGTATTTGGATTTGAGTTTGTACACGTTATTCACACTAGTATCATTCCACCGACTGACGTTCTGCGCGCTTTCTCCCTCCACGACATACTGCCAGATGACTCTGAAATCACGCGGATCCTCGAACTCTCTGCGAAGCCGTGCGAGCAGCACATTCCTGGCTAGCATGTATTCATCACGAAGGGATGCGGCGCGCTGCCTGGCGCGTTCGATGTCATCTAAGAGCTTATAGGTCTTATCTCCATCCCCTCCGCCGGAGGGCATGCCGGACATGGGCGGGCTCTTGATGTTGCCGGTCGCTTCTAGAGCGAGCAGCTGCTGATAACGCTCCAAAGCCATCTCCCACGCTTCCCGTTTCTCTCGCATCAAGCACCCGATGTCCTTCATGATATCTCCTTACTGTGAATAACTTGTGAATAGACGTGTTTTTCTTCCCGCTAATGCGTATCGCACCGCAGTTTGACGATTTGGCTCATCTCGAGGCATACGTTCATGCACTGTCTTTGCCCCAGCGCCTCCTCGATATAGTCATACATGTCATCTACTACCTGGGAGAGCGCTTCCTTGTCATGCGGCAGCGCCGTCAGCTTGATCGGCTTCGCGCGATCCGAATCCGACAGATCCGCAATCACGTAGTAGTCCCCTTCCAGATCCTGCCCCACGCTGATTTCCTTCGGATCCGTGATGATGGATCCTGTTTCTGTTTTGATTACGATCATTTCTCTTTCACCTTTCTGATTTCTTCCAGACATTTCGCAGTCGCGAGGTCCTGCAGTACGAGCTCCGACTCACGCTCCTTGTAGAGCTTCAGGAAATCACAAGCCCGCATTGTGACAAGCCATTCGCAGTTGCTTCTCTTATGTGCCACGATCGGCACCTCATCCTTCATTGCCTTTCGGGCATCGCGGATGCTCTGATCCATGGCGTCCTGGATGTTCAGATGCTCGACAAACTTGACCTCCTGGTGGATCCCGCGAATACCGATGCAGTCCGCAGCCCCCGCCTCATTGTTGCCGCAAAACTGCGCCGTGCGGCGGACGGTATACCCGAATCCTCCGCAGAAGCGGCACCACGCGAGCTCGCCGCGTTTTCCCTTTGCCTTACTGTTGATTGCCATGCTCTTTCCTCCATTTTTCCCACTTACGTCGATTCCACCACATAGTCGTACGCACCAGCTTGCGCCAACGGCAGTTGCGCTTCCGGTTGGGTGAAATCCCCCAGGACTCCTCGCGCGTCTTTCTCGCCCACACGATCCTTACGGTCCTGGGCCATTCCTTTAGAAAGATCCTGCATCGCTGCATATCCAACTTGCACCGGATGACTTCCCACTCTCTCAGTTCACTCTCCGTCATAACGATCTCCTCTCTTTCTGACGTAGCAGAGCGCATACACCAGCAAGCCGACGCTCGCTCCGATCGCTCCTCCGAGTATCATGCACCCGGCGCCAAGAAATACCATGTCCATACCTGCCACTTCCTCCTATCCACCTAACCATCGCGGGACAGTTGCTGAACCTTGGCTAGAGCGGCTATTTATTCAACTTCTATTGAATAAATATTCACTTCTTGCCTTGTTTTCATTTGCTCCCGCCCCGCAACCAGTCAGGCTCTAAATACCTTGAAATTCAAATTTCGCGAATTTTAGCCTTCACAGGCCTTGGCGGCCTTCGGATATAAACTTACCCGTCCTCCGTCCTTCCTCGGGCTCCTACCCCCTAAATTCGCAATCCTCAGCCGTTTTACACTATCTGGCCAAGGGCATTTTGCGCTCTGCGGTCAAAATGGGCAGTCACCAGAGGTCTGCGGTGCCGGGCTTCCAAACTGGCTGAACCCGGCAGCCCCGCATGGGTTCTGATTTGTCGGAGGCTCTCCTGCTGACTGCTTACCCATCCCGATGGGGATCGATACGACCTGCGCATTCAGCTCGGTGGTGTACTTCACCTCCCCGGTCTTCTGATCCGTGTACTTCCTGGATGTCCAGCGGCCCTTTACCATGACCAGCTTGCCCTTGGCGAGATAGTTACCTACAGCCTGCGCAACATTGTCCCAGCACACCACATTCACCCAGTTGGTGATTTCTTTGTCGCCCCACTTCTCGCTGCATCCGATCGAGAAGCGGGCATACGTCTTGCCCGTCTGTGTACACTTGACCACCGGATCGCGGCCAAGGTTTCCCATGCAATAGCAGTCGTTCATTCTGCCTCCTCCGTGTTCAACGTCCCCCTGACCGATTCCCCGCCGGATATCACAGCGTAGCAACTGTCCCGGAGGCGGTCAAAGAAACGGGTATCATAGCGTTTGATGATCTGGTCAGCATCCAGATTCGTGGTGATGATCGTCGGCTTTAGCTCGTTGTATCGATGGGTGATGATGGCGTCCACCTGCCCCTTCATCCAGTCGCTCTTCTTGGACTGGTACTCCATCCCGAGGTCATCCAAGATGACCACGTCTCTTTCTCGGACCTTTGAAAGAAATGCACCATCCTGGGGATCCTGCAGAAGTTTGGTCAAGAGCTCCGGCATCGATACGAAGAATACTGACTTCTTCTCCTTGATCGCTGCAAGTGCGATTGCGCAAGCCATCGTCGTCTTCAGCTGTCCGCATGGTCCTGTCATCAGAAGGCCATGCCCTGCCTGCAGCTGGTTCTCAAGGTCGAGAGCATACGCCTTCGCTACCGCGAAATTCTCCGCCAGCTTTGCCGGTACACCTCTTTCTGCGATCGCCTGAAAGGTACACCAGCGATACCGCTTCGGGATCCCCGAGCGGGCGATCTTCTCCTGCGCCTTCATAGCCCTTGCGATCGCCACCTGCTTTGAATTCTCATCATCCACCTTCAGGTAGTCGCTGCTCCAGGCTGCTGTGAAGTCGGCCAGCGCTTTCTTCACATCACCCTTGGCAAGAAATACGTTTTTGAATTTGCTCATTGCTTCCTCCCTGTATTCCAGAAGTCCTTCGGCGTCTTTGGCTTGCCCTTCCAATTTTCAGCGCTGCCAAAATCTTTGCCGCTCCTGGTACTATTTACACTAAGGGTATTAGGATATTTCTTGTGATCATTCTTGTGATCATTCTTGTTATCTATAAGGTTTTGCCCTTGCCTTGAAATGCCATTTGCCATTGGATTTGCCCTGCCGTCTGCCCCCGCCTCTCTTGACCACTCGCCATCACCATCTTTTTGGTACTGGCTATATTTAACGATGGTGACTAGCATTCCGTCCTTTATTTTCTTGGAAATGATCATGGGTTCGGATGTGCCCGGCGAAGTGCCCTGCCGAGAGCTCTGCCATTTGCCCCACCCGTTGCCATGCATTGATTTTATCGGCTGTTTCCCGCGCATGTAGTCCAGAACCTGCCGTATTTCCTTGTAAGTCGGCTTCTTTATGACGAATCCGGCTTGGTAAGAGAGTGCTTCTTGAATCTGTGGGATGGAAGTCACAAGCTGCCCGCGGCGGAGCGTCCCATAGTCTTGATGCGACGATTGGCAGAGCAAGTAGATCCACACCTTCAGGTAGATGGGCGGCTTGAACCAGATGTCCGAGGAGAGCAGGCGGCGGGAGAGCTTGATGTATCCTTCCATGGTTCTTCCTATTTCAGTCCCATTTCGTCAGCGTCCATGGCCATACGAACGTGGGTATTCCAGTCGATCCCGGCGTTCTTGGCGACAAGGGCGGTCAGGTATACCAGAAACAGGTAGGTGGTTTTGTTCGCGGGATCCTTCGGGTTCTCATTCACCTTTGCTGCATGGTCCTTGTCGCAATGTTTGACGAAGGGGATGGCGACTGAGCTGGCAATAGCCAGGAACGCGCTTGCAAGTCCATCGACATCATCCCCCGCTGCACAAACCACGCTGCCGTTCTCATCATGCAGTGCGAGAAGCACTGCATTCAGATCCGGATTCAGGGCCTTGATTTCTTTGATTTTTGTCGCCACGAGGCGGTTCATTTCTTCTTTCGTCATGATTTCTCCTGTCCCACCCAGCGCAGGGTGCGGTCTTCGTTCAACTGGGCAATATGTATGCCTCGGGTTTCTGCATAGTTTTTCTCACTGCGGCATCCGCGGCTTTCTCTCCACCGACCGGTGAGGAGCAGCAGCTCGCACTTGGCAAGGATGAATCTCTCGGCGGCCAGGATTTCTTCTTCGCTTCGGCGGTCCATGTAGATGAAGTTATCGAGCGGATTGATGAATGTCGCCTCCGGGTATTCCTTGGTGAGCCGGCGGGCAAGATTCCTTGCGAGGATCTGATTCTCGAAGCTTCCTCCGAAAGGGTGCGCCATATAGACAACGACTCCCTTGGTGTGTAGGAGATTTTCAAGAGACCTGGTTTCCACCACCGATCACCTCCTCCAGTTCTTTATCCAGCTTTTCCTTCGCCACGGTGTCAAGGACTTTCGACAAGCCAGCCCGGATGGTAGTCAGGAATCCGTATGTGAGTACGAGTGGGGCGGCATCCCCATAGCGCCGGATGAGTCCTACTATCTTCTCCGGCGTGGTCTCCATAGCTATGGCGATAGCCACCTGCGCGGCGATATTGTCGAAAAGATTCACCAGCTCCTTGCCTCCGGCGCTCTTAAATACCGTCACGTCACCTTCTTCGATGTCATTGCCGGTGCTGATGGCGAAGACCGCTCCTCTGCATTCGGGAATGGCATCTGCGATTTCTGCGAGCTTCGCCTTGACCATGCTTTCCTGCTCTTCAGTCATTTGCCCTCGCCCCCATTCATAGCTTCGCCAGAAACGGCCTGATTTTGGCCTTCCTGTGCGTTCCCACGCTCCCATGGTATAGTGATAGCCTCCGCAGGCTCCGCGGGGCTCACAGGGGCCAAATTCGGCGAATTTGCGATTGTGCGTTCCTGCGGCATCTCGGTATCATCCAACGTGCCCTCGGCCATATTGCGCATGACCTCCTGATCCGCCGGAGAGGCGTCGAGGTAGTTGATGCTCATGATGCCCCACTTGGAGAGCAGGCGGCGAAGGACGGTCTTCTTGGCCATCTCGTCATAGTGGTTTCTCCACACCGGATTCTGGCTTCTCCCCTTCCGGTTGGCGAGCTCGTGGGCGTCGATCTCCGCCTTGCTCATGAAGAGGGTCTTCTCCATGCCATTCTTCAGCCGGTAGAAAGCAGCGTATCCAATGACCGGGATCTTGGATCGTTTCGCGTTGTCTGCTTCCCAGCGGAATTCGATGTCTTCTGTTAGCCGGTCATAGCTGATAAGCTCTCCCTCCCTGACGTCAACCGCATTGAGGCGCATGTAGAGCCCGGTGCGGAGCGCCAGCTGTACCATGCCCTTGTAGCCCAGGACGAAGGTCGCCGTCTGGCCAAATGGCAGGATGTAGGCATACCCAAGGGACGGCTCGATGGGGAGGTCGTAAGCGGCCGCCTTCAGAGCAGACTGGATGATCGCCACCGGGTTATTCTGGAAGATGGAAAGCACCTGCGGGGTGCTGTTGATGAGAGCAGCGAGCGAGCTGACGAACTGTGGGGCGCGCTTGCCGAGGAGCTCGTCGAAGCGGCGCTTATAGCCGCTATTATCGAGCGTGTTGTTCAGCAGTTTCGGGATGGATGGTCGTTCCTGCTGCTGCGCGGTCATTTCGTTTCTTGTTGCGACAATTCCTTTTCTTGCATCCATGATGATTCCTCCTTAAAAAAATTAAATCCGCATGACGCGGGTACTGGTGGTGGTGATGAGGCCGATGGCCTTCAGCGCTTCATAGCTGGCCGGATCCTGCTTCTTCAGCTTAGCCACAGAGATACTTTCGCGGGTCTGGCTTTTCCATGTGACTTTGTGCACCTTGCCTTCCCCATCGGTGACGGTGCCGACTTCGTTATCGCCGAGGATCGCCATCAGGAGGTTCTTGGCCTCCTGCTCTCCCTCTTTCAGCTCCTTCTCACGGCGCTTGCATGCCTGGTAATTCTGGATAGCGGTCAATGCATCCGGCCCGAGGTCGATAGCCTCTCCGTTTGAATAATTATGCAGCTTCAGCAGGGTGGAAGCTGTGGAATTTGTAGCATCCAGAGGAGGAAGTTTTTTCGCCTGCACAAGGTCCCAGAAGTCCTTTTCTTTTTCTCGGATGTAGGCGATGTCCTCATCGTTCCTATCGATTCGTTTCAGCCTGAAATCGTTACCTCCGATGAGGGCGGCGATATACCAGTAGTCAGCTCCAGTTACTGCCATGTAGTGCATACACTGGCAGTAATAGGAATCCGGCACCCGGATATCCTTCGGATCGTCAGGGTCACCCCATTCGTCTCGCATATGATAGTCGGCGGTCTTGATTTCAAGGCCCGCATTCTCCCCGACCACCCAGCGGTCAATGTTCGCCAGCATGTAGGGATGCTCAGGATCCTGCAGGGTTCCTCTCTTGTGCACCTTCTTTCCGGTTACCACCTCGAAGCGGGTGGCGACGACAGGCTCGAGCTGGGTGCCGAACCATACCTTTGCATTGCCGGAAAGATCGTCCGGTTCCATCATGCCGATTTTTTCTGCGGCCAGGCTATAGGCGCTCTTGTAAGGGTTCAATCCGAGCACGGTTCCGCAATCGGATCCGCCAATGCCTCGGGTTCGTACCTTGAGCCATTCTTCTCTCGGGGCGTCAGCTCTCAAAATCAGTGTCGGTTTCATTGTGTTCTTCCTCCTAATTTGGTATACTAGGGGTAGCTCCGAGACCGGAGCTGCCCAAAATCTATATGGAAAGTGCCCGAACTGTGCCAAGTCGTCGGGCACTTTTCATTTGTCTGAAATGACTCGGGGGACGGTGATAGTGAGCACCGTTCCCGGCCGCAAATTGGCGCAGTCCTCGATGTGGTTATCCTGAAGAACCTGCCATGAAAGCTCGTTCACATCGTCGTCTGCGGTCGCGATGCGGGACACGATGTCGTATACCGTATCCCCAGATTCGACCTCGACCTCATACGTCACCATTTCCTTCTCCGGTGCCGGAGTGGCGAGGATGTACGCTCCCAGCAAGATGTTTACTCCCGCTACCAGCCCATACAGGGCTGCGCCTATCTTTCTCATGCTAATCTCCTTTCAGGATGTTCCGCTGCTCCACCAGACGGACGTTTTTGTGCATGGCGAGGGTGCCCTTGCAGAAGTCTGCCAGCACCGTTTCGATCGGGACGTTGTTGCTTTTTGCAATGTTCTCCATGATGGATCCGGCGATCGACATGATATGTTCAGTACGGAGGAATGGACTTGCGTTCATTTTGACATTCAAGCGGTGGTCCTCCGTCTCCTCGACTGTGAATTTTACCTTATACTTACGCGCGCTCTTTTCCACGCTGTTTCTCCCTTCTCTCGATACTGGTCCTTGCCCGTTCCAGGGCATCGGCCAAGAAATAAAATTGGTCCTCATAGCTAGCGAGCTGCTTCTCGAGCTCGCGAATCCGCGTCTCGAGCTTTCGGCGCTCGAACGGGCTCATGGGATTCTGGTTACCGTCCCATCCCTCGCATTCTGCGACGGATGCGGCGGTATAGCATACACCGGGCACTCCTTTGCACCGCTTCAGTAGCCCGGCTTTTTCTCTGTCGCGGATGGCTGCGTCTGAGCAGACCCACCGCTTTGCCAGGAGCTTCAAGGGCCACACGCCTACGCTCCCGACGATTTCTTCCCGGTTCGTCATGGCTCCTCCTCCATCCTAACTTCGAGCCCCACGCACGCCCATGCGGCGCCCTCGGCGAGACCTTTCACGAACCAAGTAACTCTGGGATTACTGTAGTACTTTTTGGCTTCTTCTTTGGCGTCGTCGGCGTATATATAGATACACGCCATGTCTTTCGAACCGAAGCAGCCATGGTGCTTGATCGCGAGGCGAATGTACGCCGCGATGCGGATGATCGCGGTCTCCTGCCCGCTAATCACCGTGGATGCTTTTCCATCCGCCTCGGTGAATAATCTCTTGCGACTCTTGCGAAGCTCGTCCAGTTTCGCGTCCATGACTTGAAGCGCCTGGACTGGATCTTTCAATACCTTCATTTGGACCTCCTTTCGCTGTCATTCATCACTCTTTCGAGTGATGCAGGTCAAGCATCCCTTTTCTCGCTTTCCTTCTGGGCGCGCTCGATGTCTACTTTCATGGACATCCCATACAGGACGCCCATTTCGAAGTCAGTCACGTGCACGTGGCTAGTCTTCCTTGCAAGGCTTTCCCAATAGGTGCGACGCTCCGTGATTGTTCTTTCTGGCTCCATCAGTATCACCTCCTTTCTCTTTCCGCTATTCGCCCACTGCGGGCGAGGTGGATCATCAGGGTATCCTTACCCCCTCACCACACTAAGCCCGCCGTGTGGCGGGCTGGTGGCTTCTTGTCCTTATTCTACTGAAGGCGGCCTTCGCGCCATTCCTTGATGGCCTGTTTTTCGGCCTTTATTTCGAGGTGCAGGCTATCGCTGCAACTCATCAGCCCGATGGCCTGATAGGCCTCCGCCATCGTGAATGCCAGGCGGTGGTATCTCTCGCTGTCGGCCAGCTGGCCTTTACGAAGGGCTCTCGAAGCATCCAGGTAGGCTTCAAAAACTTTATTCAATGCTGTTTTGTTCATTTCGTTGATTGTCATGGTATTTTCTCCTTGTTGTGCTTACCCATTTCTTTGTGTTGCTCTTTTCGTCTACAACTATATAATAGCTCTTTTATATTCGTCTGTAAAGTATTTTTGCAAATATTTTTTAGTTTTTTGCGTTTGTGAACATGGTTATTTTATGCTATATTGTGAATACGGAGGCGTATTACCAATGATTAAATTCTTGATCCTGATAATAGTAATCAGCCTAAGCGCTCATTATCCTGCCATCTTGTTTTTGGCCATTTTTTATTTTGCGTATAGATTCCTAATGAAAAAGAAGAAGCGCAAAACAGGTATCACATCATTTACAGATATGGTTAGAAAACGTAGAGCCCCATTTGCAAAAGAGGCAATCGTTTTTAGCATTAACGAGCTATCTAAAATGGGTATATTGATGGCAATTCCCAGACCAGTCATAAAGGATTGGGCCATTAGATCTATATCAAGCGACGATCGCGATGCCGTAAGCGTGGACGAAATTCGACAGTACCTACCTCGCATGACCAAAAGGGACGCATACTATCTGGCCTCTTCCATACAAAATACCTGCCGCGTTTATTGGGATCTGAAAGAAGCGATAAATGCTGGGTGTACGCATTATATTTGGAAGGCAGGCACAGATGCGCAGCATAGGCACATGAATAACATTGTTTGCCCCCTAGACGAGCCCATTCCGGAATATATCGTCAAGGATGCGTCGATGCATGGTCCTATATACGCTGGAGAAGGATATCATTGTCTTTGTTGGATTGCCCCAGTAATTAGTGATTTAGATGCCCCTCCCTCGCCCATACGGATCTACGAGAACGGAGCCATTAAAAAGATATCTAAAAGGGAGTTTGTGAGAAGATGTGTCCCAAATAAATGAACGAGAAAAGGCCACGCTGTATAGCGGGCCTTTTTACATGGCTATCTAGAGGTAAGTACCGTGATTACTGATGCTGAGCTTTGAGTGCCATCTCAATAATATCAGCATAATATCTGCGGCAGTCTGACTCACATTGTCTCTGATGAGAAACACTTTCTGTATCGATCCGTCGGAGTGGACGAGCAGGAGCGTATCCCATCTGGCAGGGATGCGCTCGATATGCCAATCCCCAATGATTATCCCTTCCGTTTTCAGGTATTGAACCGCCAGCTGAACTGCGCTCTCCAGCTCGCTGAAGTCCAGGATTCTAGCCATCGAACTTCACCTCCGATCGATCCACAATGCGGAGGATCGCGCCTGTCAGTGCCAAGGGATCCTCATCGAGGATCCGGAGCCGATCCTCTTTACCACTATCATAGATAAGGAGCACCTGCATGCCGATACACCCGGTGGCCCACTCGCCATCCCCTGTACGATTCACCAGACGGATATGGGCAATGGCCACCCCATTGGCTCTGAGCATGGCTCGCAGCAGACAGAATGTCAGATAGTATGGGTTGTTTTCGTCGGAAATCACTCTTTCTTCGAGCATGTTTCCTGCCTCCTTTGCAAAATTCATCCCTGTGTGGGCTCCGTGTATATGGGTGGTATAAGGATACCCCCTCACACCGGAAAGCCCGCACGTGGCGGGCTGTGGGTATCCTTCGCGGGGCAGCTCAGGCTCTCTGCAAGCGGCGGGCATCCCGGAAGGCGCTGTCGCCTTCCAGTTTCTCGAGCATCCACTTCCTGCAGGTGGCGTACTCCTCTCCGATGAGCCCCAGGCGCAGGAGCCAGGTTCGGAAGGTATACTTCGGATTCGTGGTAGTCGTCTTCGTGGGGCTCGCGCTCTTCTGGGCGAGCGCCTGGCTTACGACCGCCATGCAGAACTGTATGTATGCTTTGACCTTGCCCGCATGCAGGGTGCTGTTGAATACCCGGAACTCTACCGTTCCCTTGGTGTCTACGGCGTGCAGGTTGAGGCCGTGGTAGCGGGTATCATTGTAGTGTTCGTTTCGGTTCCAGCTCTCGCCCTGTGATTCGTACCAGGTATCGATGATGTCCTCTCGGCTTCCAAGCGGCTGGCTCGGAGCATTGACCTCCATCAGGAATTCAGGGTAGATCTTCTTGCAGTATCCATCCTCTCGATTCTGAAGAACTCCCAGCGCATCGTATATGAGGTCCTCCTTGCTGTTTACGATGTTCACCAGGTTGCGCAGGTGTCGTGCATCGAATTTCCCGGCGCCTACGTGTACGTGGATCCCGCAGGAGTCGTTGACCTTTGCTCCGGCCTTACGCAGGGCTCTTACGATATGCTGCAGGGTTTCGATGTCCTCATAGTGAAGGATCGGTGTGACCAGCTCCACCGAATTTTCCCAGGTGAGTGGATCCCCGCCCGCCTCTCGGGTAATGCTGGCGTCGCGCATCACCTTCCATACCCGTCCGTCTGGGGCGGTGATTTCGCGTGTCTCGTAGCAGTTGCGGGCCATCCGACCAACCTGGCCTCCCAGCTCCGTAGATACAATGTCCGCCGCGTGTGCGCGGGCGAGGCCGGTCATTTCGATCTCTACCCCTATGGTTAAGCTCTTGTCGATTTTGCTCATAGCGTTCCTCCTTTTCGTGTGTGCGCTCTTTCGTTGCCGGCATATTTACCTTACACACACATCATAGCTCTTTGCTTTTCGTGTGTCAACGATTTAACTTTACTCGATTTATGTTTTTGGCGTTTACAAACATCGATAAAAGAGGTATGATAGGTTTAGAAAGGAGGTGATACTATGAATATCCCAACCACAGCAGACACCATCGGCGATAGACTGAAGCTCGTCCGCTTCTCAATCCATCCCAAGCCATCTCAGACAAAGTTTGCGGAAGACTGCGGGACTACTAAACACGCTTATAGCGAATATGAGTATAACCGCGTCGTTCCAACAGACACATTCCTGCAGCTGGTGTGCAAGAAATTCGACGTCAACTACTCCTGGCTTAAAACGGGACAGGGGGAGATGCGCGATGCAGATGACCGCAGCATCGTAGAAGACGTCATCGCTAGGTACAATCTGGACGCCAACCAGCGCAGGATCATGGAGGTATTCCTCTTCATGGATCCGGAGAAGCGCGAAGACGTTTCCAATGCCTTTTTTGAGTTCATTGCAGGTTTTCATGACGACCTGCAGGCGGATGATATCCGCGCTGAGCAGACCGTCGTGAAGCGTGCATTTGAACTCGAAAAAAAAATACCGAAGAAACGGCGAGAAGAGTCCAATCATTCTCTCGATGTGGATTCTCTGGCACACAATACTGGCTAGCGATAGCGATCCAGACCCACCACACCCACGTTATTTTTTCCCTTTTAGGAGGGCATAGCCTATGGAAATGAATTACAATTTCATTATCCGGAACCGGCCAAGGAAAAATGGGAAGCCAAACTACCAACTCATTCTATCTTATCGATCGAAGGATGGAACCTGGAAGCAGGCATCAAAAGGCGGCTATGCTCTTAGATCCTTGGCAGCATCAGATAAAGAAAAAGAAAAACTACTCGCTAAGGTGCGAAAGAAAGGCGACATCGATGCCGTATTCGAAGGCATGACGCTCCGCGAATTCGGGGAGATGTATATATCCAGCCGCACGACGCTCGCCCCCAATAGCATATTCACTTACAGGAACCGTCTGGCATCCATGACCGATCTGCTGGATAAGCCGATGGTGGACATCACTTACGCAGACGTCAGCCGGATGATCAATGGTATGCGGAATGCCGCCACCTCGAGCATTAAAGGTCGTGTCAGCCTACTAAAAACACTTTTTCGAGAAGCGGTCCGCTATCATGTCGTGTCCGCCTCCCCCATCTCTGACTTCTCGTACAAACCTCGCGAAGACAAAGTCGGTAAGACGAAACTTCGAACGCTGAGCCAGGATGAAGTACAAGCACTGCTCCGATATGCACATGACAATAACAGGGAAGCGTGGATCGTGCTCTGCTTCGCGGTCTACACCGGCGCCCGGATCGGCGAGATCCTCGCCCTCACCTGTTCCGATATCGACCTTGCCAATCGCAGCATCACCATCAATAAGCAGCTGACCGTCACGGATCCAAGCAATCATAAGGTGCGAGGCATCGCTCGAGTCAAATCGAAGCACTCGAACCGGACCGTCCCAATTCCTCCCGCTCTGGTAACAGCACTAAACGAGTACCTGGATGAACGCGTCCTCTACGTGCACCGCCGCCTGACGCATTACCGCACTTCGCACAATATCAACTGCCTGATCAATCGGTGTGTCCCCGGACACTCAGTACACGATCTCCGGCACACATACGCCACCCGTCTACTCGCCGAAGGCATCGATATCAAGACAGTCGCAAGTCTCCTCGGCGACACCATCACCACTGTCGAGCTGATTTACGTCCATTACACGGATGAGATGCGCGAGAAGGCCGCAGATGATATAAACAGAATTTTTGGTTAAACATGTTTCGAGCACACAAAAAACACCCCCGATTCACACAGGAATCAGGGGTGTTTCTTTTTGACGGATTTTTGACAAAAGCAGCTTCTTGGCGAGAAAAAGCTAGGATTTATCGCATCTTTCTCGGATTAATTTTTATGTTTTATTGTATATAAATAGGCGTGAAGTGTCTACAGGAAAAGATGTAAGCTGTCGGGTTCAGGGTTCGCCCTTGGGGCGGGGCGTCCATGGATTGAGGATGAAAGCTCCTCTCGCCAGTTAGGAGCGAGGAGTGAGGAGTGAGGAGTGTTGGTGCGGCGCATAAAAATATGGAAGCACCGCGGAGTATAAATCATGGCGATGCCCGAAGGTCGGCGGATAGCAGGTTTCCCGTT